TGGGATGCGGCTCCACGAACGAGCAGCACCTTGTTCGACGCACCACCGCTCTGAAGCAGTTGCGGGCCGAGCGTGAATGTGTTGGCGACGTTCGTGTAGACACCGTTGGTCACGGTCCCCGCATTGCCGGTGATTGAAATCCCAGCGGTCCCCGCGCTGATATTGGCAGCGGTGAGCGAAGTAAGGCCAGAGCCGTTTCCCGTAAAGACACCAGCCGCTGAAACGCTCGCTATGCTGGTCCCGCTCTCGTTCTGAATCTCAAGCAGGTTCGCGGAGTGGCCGCTGCTGAACCGCTTGACGATGAGGCCCTTCTGCGCATTCGCCGCGAGGTTGATGGTCTGCGGACCAATGGTGAAAGTGTTGTCCTTGTCTAGCGCTGGCGTGCGCGCGGAGGACAGCATTAAGAACACGTCCTTAGTGCCCGATGAGAAATTCACCAGGTTGTTGCTGTTCGAGGACTGGATAACCGACCGGCTAAAGGTTGTTGACGTGAGCTTGGTGCCGATGCCGGTTTCCCATTCGGTTCCGCTCTGTAAAGCGATCACGTATGGGAACGTTTCACCGTTGGAGACAACGGCGTCGAACGCGCGGAAGCCGGTCGCTGCACCGGCGAGGGTGATGTTGCCAGTGCCGGTCGTCGTCGATGTCTCGTAGACTCGATCAAAGAGAACGGGTCCGGCCATCCATGTGCCTCAAAACCGGTAGCGATTCGACGCCAACGCTCCGCTGTTTCCGTCGAACACGCTGCCGACCAGGATTCCTTCCACTAGGTTTATCGTAGCATCCGATTCAAAGGTTGATCCTACAGAAATCGCCGAACTAAAGCCCGGTTCAATGTCGAAAGTCGAGCCGACGCTGATGGCTGAACTGAACTCATCGACGATAGCGACGGCGAAATCATAGAGCGAGCCCACCAGGATCGGCGACTCAATGGTGGCGGTCTGGAAGTCGCCACCGACCGAAATCGGTGAGGAAAAGCTATCAGGAAACTCCGTGGAAAGGAAGGTTGATCCTACGGACAAGGCCGAACTTAGGCTGTCCAGCACTTCGGAGCTGATGATCCGCGTATATGACCGAACGGTCGGCGGCTTGAAAAGGCAGAAGGGCTCGAAGTAAAGCTGCTGGAAATCGGCGAAAGACAGCTCGGTGTTGAAGATGCCGCCCGGAATGATGTCGCCGTTGAATCCCGTCCAGAACGAGTCGATGGACTTGCCCCAGCGCGTGACTTGGCTGTTGAAGTTCATCGGCTGCACGGTCGAATCGCTTGCAACCAGAACGCCATCGACGTACAGGCGGCATTCGCGGAACGAACTGTCTGACCGGATGACGGCGCCTGCCATGTGCCACGCGCCGTCCCGCACCGATGGCCCGGTTAGCGTGAGAGCGTCGATGCCCGAACCCTTGAGCAACAGCTTGATGGCGTTCGAGTCGATCCAGAAGAGGTACCCGTTCGAGGAATTGGTGTCGTGGCGGCTGAGCAGCGCGATCGGGTTGGCCGACTGATTCGTCTTGAACCAAAACCACACGGACTGCGTGTCGAGGTCAAACTCGGCGCTGTTGGCTACTGCGATATAACCGTTGCTTGTGCCGTCGAGCCGCACGGCCTGGCCGTACAGCCCGCCAACCAGGGAGGCGCCGCTGCCGAGTGTGGCACCGTGCTTGAACCCCTTCGACACGATGTCGGGTATTCCTCTTGCCGAGTTCGCGTCGTTGAGCGGCCAGTAGGCCACCAACTTCCGCATCCCCTGCTGCGCGTAGGTACCGAAGATGCTGTTCGGCTGGAAAAGCGACCGATGCCGCAGCATCTCTTCATCGAGCTGCGTACCCGCAGGAGGCAGCGTGTACCAACGGTGCCCTGGCAGTGCATTCCGCATCAGCTTACCGCATCAATGGTTGCCGCGCTGAGTTCGACGGTGTGTGCATTGGAGGCGTCCAGGTTCACGGCGCGCACAAACCAGAGCCCCGTCCCGAACTGGATCATCTTGGAATAAACCTTGTCGGCAGCGTAGTTGCCCGAGTTCGGACCTGGCTGCACCGTGATGGTCGGCGTGGTCTCGATCACATAGACGTTGGCGCCGTTGGTGTGATTGTACTTCGTCGCCGCAACCGTCAGCGTCGTGCCTGAGACATTGCTGACTTCGAGGATTTCGCCGCCGTTGGTCGCGTCCCAAATGCCCAGCCTCGCGCCCTTGACGATGCCGGTGGCGCTGGCCACGCTGATACTGGTTGCGCCCGCCGAGCTGCTCGCCGTCGTAGTCGTCGAGCCGTAGTACTGGTAAACCTCGAAGCGAACGCCCGTCGTCGCCGCGACTGTCCCACCCATTTGCGAGTGACAGGTTACGTGCGCCTCGAACTTGGTGGAGATGTTGTACGGCACCGCTCGCTCGCTCGATGCAGCAATGGAGATTGCCGCCATGAGATTGCCGGGTGTTGCCGGACTATACGTTGGCGCGGCCATAGCGAATCCTTTCTACTTGGCCCACGGCGGCGCGATCTTATCGACGACCTGCTCCCGTAGGTCTTGGATGTCAACACGCGGACGGTCCACCGCAGGAACCGTCTGAAGAATCTCGGCGACCTTCCCGTCAACGATGTCAGGAGCAACGGCTGGCGGCGGCGCGGGCGGCTCGATCAGAGGAACCGACTTGACGTTCACCGCTCCCTCGCAGCCCCACCCACGCTCTTCGCACACCTTCTGGACATCGTGCTGATCTGCAACCCACGCGCGCGGATCGCCAGGGAACGTCGCCAACTGGCTCAGGTAGACCTTGCCCTTCACGTCGATGCCGTGTCGCTTGGCTTCTTCGAGGTAGTGATTGCCGATAGACGGTGTTTTCTCGAACTGACTTCCATTACAATGGCCCTTGAGGAAGCCGCTGTCAGTTCCCTTGATGTTCGGCGGTTGACCCAATGCAAGCATTTCTGCCAAATTGTGCGAACCGCCTTCTGATCGAATGCGCTCATAAGCAGCCTGCACCTGTGGATCGTCGCTGATCCTCATGAACGGACTGGTTCCCTGTGTTCCCAGGGTGCAGGCTGCTGCATTCTCACTCATGGTTCCCTATCACGCGGCGCGTGCTTGTGCCGGTCGTGGCTGACCAGGACCGGGCGGTTGTTGTGGCTGAGTTCCACCAGGCTGAGGCTGTCCACCAGGTTGCGTGGGCATTATAGGTGGAGGAGGCGGCGGCTTGAACAGGTATCGTTCGGGATCAAGGTCAACGCTCTTGGCCCAATCGACGATGAGCGCGTTGATCGCCGTGAAGTCGCCGGTCGTCATCGAGTATTGCATCATCGGAGCGAAGAGCGTTTGCATGGCCTGGCCCATGTTCGCCGCATCTCGGTCCTTGTTTGGCTTGCGTGTGCTGCCCGCTTCGATCCGATATTCCAGCTCGTGAACGATGGACTGAATGTCGGACTGTGCAACGAGCTGAGCCCACAGCATGGCGCCCATTTCACCCATGATCGGTTGCACGTCCTGCGGCTGTAGCAGCCAGCGAGCGGCGATGGCTTCTTTCCGAGCGACCTTGCTCATGGCGTCTTCGACTTTGTTGGCCATGTCGTCGGGCCGCACTTGGAGTTGCCCCATCTTTGCCGACGCTTCCTCGGCGGATCGCATCTGGCGACTGCTCATGCCGTAAGCCAGCTCAGTCAGGCCGACTCGCTTCTCCCAATTCATTTCGATGGCCTGGATCACTTTCCAGATGTCGCCATTGAATTGCGGATGCTGGAGAAACTGAACGACTTCCTGAATCGTCTTGTGCGTCGTGCCTTCGAGTTCCAGGCACGTGAGATCGTGACCGTTGAGAATCTTCGACTTCAGGTCTTCGCCCGCCTCTTTGAGCACAGCGATGAAGTCGCGGCTCGTCGTGCGAATCTTCCCGGCCAGGTACGAGTAGGCCCAATTCAGGAACTTCAGCTCGCCCATGCCAGGCTTCAGGTGCGACATAGGCCACACGCACCCAGGGATTTCGTGGAAGATGATCGGCGTCATCGGCCATTCATCGTCGGCCCAATACGGAACTGGCCATTCGAGTCGGGCCATGATCTCTTGCTCGGCGCCTGGTGCATCGAGAAGCTCTGGCGGGATGTTGAGGAAGTAGGGCACGTCCTCGGCCACGACCAGATAGCAGTAATCGCCGAACGCTTCGAGGATCGGACCAAGGCGGTCGAGGTAGGCTTTCTGGCCTGGACTGCCGGTGAGCCGACCGCCGACGCCCATCTTCGTGAAAATCTTGTAGTAGCAAATCAGGTCGTTCGTCACGCCCTGCTTGTGAGCGTAGTCGCCATCCGGCGAGGCGTTGTTGTCGGCCTGCGTCCCGTAGCTTTCGAGCGTGCCTTTCAGTGAGCCTGGTGCCAGTCCATAATCCTGCTCGACCTGCCACACCGGATGAACGCATTTGCGTGCAATCCACTTCGCCTCTTTGATGGAGTGCATGTCGGGGTCGATGAACAGGTTGTCCGTCGAATCCCAAAACGATCCGATGATCTGCGTCTGCGAACCGGGCGGCGTGAACGATTCGGTCCACAAGCAGCCCATGCCCTTGATGATCGCTTCGTCGATCGCGCGGCGGCTCTCGTCCTTGAGGCCAAGCTCGTTCGGCGTGTAGTTCAAGTAGAATTCGAGAACCGACGCCCTGGCCTTGTCTTGGCCACGCTGCTGAGCGACCTGCTGCGTGAGGGCCATGAACGCAGCCTGCACCATCGGATTCATCGGATCGCCGAGCATCTCCATGGGCGGGCCAGGCACTTTGCGCGGGTTGACTTGGCGATATGGATTCTTGTGGTAGAGCACCGGGCCGAAGAGCTGCACCATCTCCGCAACGCGGTTGATGGTCATGCGGAACAGCGGATCAGGAACCTCTTGCCCCTCGGCGGCTTGAAAGCCCTTCGAGTGGGTCGAGTATTCCGGGCCATACATGAAGTCGTGGGGACCGTTGAAGAACCTGAGCGCTTCGTCAGCATCGTCTTGGAACTGCGACTTCTTATACTCGGCGGCCTTCTTGATCTTCTCGCACCATTGCTTCACCACCGGCGCGAGCGGATGCTGCAACGTGTCTTCCACTGGTCACACTCCGTTGTGATTACTTCTGCGAATTACTCCCCGCAGCCTTGGCTCCCATCAGAGCATCGACCTGAGCTTCCAGGTCGGCGAGGCGCTTGTGCTCTGGCCTGTGCTTCCAGGCTCCCGAATCCGCCAGGTCAATTTTCTTGTTCCTCGGATCGGCTATGTGACGAACGCCGTCGTTAAGGAGCAAGGTATACAGCTCTGGCGCGAATGCCGCCAGCGCCACGGTTTCCTCAGCGACCTTGGTTACGATGGCCGGATACGGCGCGTGATGTGACTCCACGCCCGACATAAACCATAGCACAGTGTCGCCAATGTGAACTTCCGGCATCACCCACATCTTTTCTTTCGGCGCCGTTGCCGTCGCACTACTCATGCCTGAACTCCTTCGGCTTCTAGTTTCGTTGCAACCCAAGATTTCCACTCGTCCGCCTGTGACTCCATGTCCGCGACCCGAATGTCGTCAACCGCCATGCAGTTCGCGAGATGCCTGCCAACTGCCTCCCAAACGAGCTGTTCGGCTCTGGCGATATTAGCCCACGGCTGGTTTACTTGCAAGCCGTCGCAGTACGCTTCGTAAAGCGTCTGAGCCAAGTCCTTCCAGGGCAGGCCATCGGCGCCGTCGATCTTCTGGATCGCGACCGCCGAGACCATCAACCACACGTCGGCGGGCGGGTCTGCGAGTTCCGCCCACATGGGCTCCGACGCGCCGGTGCCGAGCTTTGCCGACCGCCACGCAGCGTAAGCGTGCTCGATCAGCATTCGCGGCTCGACATCTACCACTTCCTCAAAATCATCGTCTCGTGCCATATTCACCGCCTCCTGGCCCAAGGGAAATGTGGCCGCGCCGATCCCGCTCCCCTCTCGCATGTCGTCGCTCGGCCTTGGCCTTCAACATCTTCGACGTATAGCCTTTGCTTCGGCTTGGTCGCGACGGCTTGCGGTAGCGTGGATCGCGTGCTGCCGAGTATTGAGCACAGTCGATTGTATGATTGTTCCGTTGTTCAGGCTCATCTGTCACCAGGCCCTTGATCCGTTTGTAGTGATACCGCTCCATCTCTCGGCAGAAGTTCGGGGCCACGCCTTCGAGCACAAGGAGCCGTGGCCTCCCGTCCGTTGGCCGGACGATCAGCCAGTCCCGCAGGGCCAGCTCGCGGGCCTTGATGTCGGTCGATCCCCAAACGAAGTTGAAGCCGCGTGTCTCGCTCTTGATGCCGTACTTCTTGAGCGCCTGCTTGTACTGTTCCTCGACCGTTTTGCCGCTGCCGATCTCAGTCTGACGTGCTGCCTTCGAGTCAATGATGAACTCGTGAATCGTGTCATGAGCGACGGCGGCTTGCATCGCCTCGCCGAACTTCCGCTTGTCCGCGTTCTGGATGTAAACCTCTTTGTAGAGGTAGATGTGGTTGGGACAGCCGGGCGGCGGGATCGCGAAGAAGAGGACCGCCAACACCTGTCGGCCAGGGTCGATGGCGGCAATGCGCATCCAGTCGGCTGGAATGTCGAACCACGGCGTCAGGTGCGTGCCCTTGTTGAATTCCGGGTACACGCGGAAGCTCGTGATCGCGTACTCGCCTTCGATGCGGACGCGCTGCTCTTCGGGACTGAGCTTTCGTTTCAATCCCTCCTTGGCCGCTTCGCTGATGTGCGGGTTGTCGGCCAACTTGATGTGGAACTCTTCGACGAACTCATCGCCGTCCACGAACCGGCAGTGCAGCTCGAACAGTTCTTGCGTCGCGGCTTGCGGAGTCGCCGACCAAATGAAGCAGCCTTGCCGGTCGAGGGTGCGTGCCGCCATTTCCGAGTACCATTCTGGATCGACGATTTCCTCGTCGAACCACACGATGTCGGTGTCGAGGCCCTGTGGCGGCTTGCCGAGCGACGAGTAGAAGCTCATCTCCCAACCGTTGGTGAAGATGATCTTCTTCGGCTGGTTTCCCTTCTTGTCCTCCCAGGTGATCGCTTTGATGAACCGCTGCGGTATCAGTGGCGGCGACGGCTTCGCCTCGTGTGCGCGATCGGCGTCCTCCTGATCCCACGGACGGAACGACCGCCACAGCTTGGTCTCCTTGTCGCGGATGATCTTGAACGCCCGCGCGCGGCTGAGCTTGTAGTACATCGTCTCCGCGATGTGCTTGCCGTCTTTGCCGACTGCGACGACGCGACCGTCTGTCAGCG